AATTATGCTATCCCACTTACATTGTGTAGTACCATAAGGTGGATCAGTAAGTATTAAATCAATGCTTTTATCTGGCAGTTTAGCCATAGATTTTAAACAATCATCGTGAATTAACTGCATTATCCGTATGTAAAGTTTATAACCTTTTCATTGTTTTCATTGATTGTCATATCTTTTTTAGCCCAACGATCCGGGAATCTTCTCTCTAACAACCAAGCCTTTGACTGCCAAGATTTGTCTTTCATAATAAAATCCAAGCAATACATCTGACACTCTGACTGAGCCTTTTTTATATTGTCTAAAAAGTCTACAAATTTTTTTCTTTCATCTAAATTTTTGATGGTTTCTGGGTCTTTATTTAACCAATTGTAATAAGTTTGCTTTACAATGCCAGCATATTCACATGAATCTTCAATAGTTAGACCTTTGCTTAGTGCCTCAAGTAACCTTTCTTGGGTAATATGAAATTTTATTTTTCTTGCCATTTTAACCTCTTGTTTGAGTAAACCCTGTAATACAGTTTAATTTAAGTTTTGAAGTTTCCACCTCATGTAGTCTGGATTGTTCTTTTCTATTTCCGTATAGTGTGTAGCCATGCCATTTACAGTATCTTCCTCGTTTTTGCCTTCTAAGCCTCGAACATAAAATATTGCGTGCATCAATTCGTGTTTTATTAGGTCTACTGCGATAGAACCTCCTTTTTCAATGATAGTCTCATCAACATAAATCTTCATTTCTCTTGAATGAAAGCTACCTTGTTGTTCAGCCAACTCATAAGATATATGGTTATTTATTTGCAATATTTGAATACGATAATGAGATAAATTTATAAACTCAGGTAAATCAACTTTTTTCTTCATTACACTTACCGCAAAGTTTACGACTTATGTTTGCATAACCAAATAAAGGTATCTTACAAATTATACAAATACCTTGCTTAAATAAATTTCCAACTTTTATCATACTTCCTCTAGTACTTTGTTTTCACAGTAAAAAGTCCATGTTTGTAAAGGTTGTCCGTCTCTGTTCCCTTTTTCTTCTGCAAGTTTGGTAACTAATTCAACCTTATTCCAAAAGACATAATCTAAACATTCAACCTTTGAGTCAAATGTAATGATTGAATAATCTGTATAATGAGGTGTACTAATACCCTCATACCATAAAAGGGCTGTTATGACCCAGATCATTTTGTTCTTCGTTTCTTGCGTAAATCTAAATCGTGTTTTCTGCTTCCTCTTAAAAAACTATTGACCCGACCCATCGCCCAAGCCGCCATCGGTACTCTCCTTGATCCAGCACTCAAGAAAGCTCCTTGTCCTCTACGATAAACTTTAGCAAGTGTGCCATAAGTATATCGTTTTGATGCTTTAGCTTTTCTCCGCAATGTTGCTTTTGTAGCTTCTGATAAAGGTTTTCTTTTTACAGCCATTATGCCCTTGTCCTCGCTCTGAGTAATTCTCTTGGTATTCTTCTCCCAGCTCTATAGAGACTTGCAACTCTTTTGATTAAATTAGCTCGTCTTGATCTTTTTGCACCTCTTAGACCAGATAAATATTTTTTTGGTACACCAGTTTTCTTATCCTTTGGTACTTTTCTTCGTTTTTTAGCCATTATTTGCCTACTTTTCTTTGTGCTGAAATGTGAGCTTGTCTGAAAGTACGACCCTTTTTCATGTCTCTTGCCATTGCTCTCATGTGTTTTAGGCTATGGTGTCTAGCATGACTTCTCATTGTCTTTTGTTGTCTCGGCTTGAGATCCTTAATAATATTCTTGATAGACGCAACCTTAACCATTACTTTCTCTTATTCTTCTTTTTCTTTTTTTTCTTTTTACCCATGTGATATGGCATTGAAAACTCCCAAAAATTTAAAATTATTTGATGTACAATTACACGAATGGTAATTATATCAACTTTTACTCTTTACTGATTACAAAGTCAATAACTTTGATCTAAAAATTTTTTAAATTCATTGACTGCTTCTCTAAATCTTTCACCAGCATATGATCGACTCATTTGATATTTAGCGGCTAGTTCTTTGATAGTAAAATCTTGAACACAAACATAATACATAATATGAGATGCAATATCTCCTAACCAAGTAGAACTTCTTGATAATTTCCAAATAGCTTCAACTCTATCTACTGCCATGTCATTCCAGCCATTCATGTCTCCAACTTTATTAAAATTACTTGTATAACTTCCAATACGAGATTTTTCCCATAACCTTCTGTATTTCAGTGCAGTATAATATTGAACATTATTTAAAACTTTTTTTGATCTAAGAATATCTAAAGAACTCTCAGCAACATTAATCATCACAACTCTACCTTGACCTCTTGCTTTTTCTTTCTTAGTGCCAATAAATCTAGGTTTTACTTTTCTTTTATCTTCTGTCTTTAAATTTTCTGTATTTTGTTTGACATTCATAACTACAATATTTTTTTAAATATCTTTGTGAATTATGAGTTATTTTAAGTTGTTTATTACAAAAATAACATTTAGGTTTTTTTGGAATTATAAAAATCTCATAATTGACTTCCATATGTCAATGTACTTGATTTGTTTTATTTGAACAATGGTTTTAAAATATGTTTGACAATATCAACAGTCCACCCATTTCCTAACATCTTATATCTTTGAAAATTTGATATACCCTCAGTATAATTGTCTGGTACTGTTTGTAATCTCTCACATTCTAAAGGTGTTAATTTTCTCCAATGTAATTCATCAACACTATCCCATTCGTGTCTATCATATGAATCCCTACCCCCGGATCTAACTGTTTTTGACTTTTCTCTTATTGGCGATTCTAAAATATAACCTGCATCTGTTGGTTGTTTTGCGTAACCAGCAGGTAAAGTGCATATTTTGTCTGATTCTTTAGTATAAAAATACCCTTTACCTCTTTTTGCAAATAAAACTCTGTTTTTATGGCTTTCAGAAACTTTATATTTATTTTCATAATTTTCTTCTAAAACATCTTTTAATAAAATGCCTTTGTCATCAATATATTTATTAACTTCTATGTTAGTCCAATAATATCTTAATCTATTTTGTGCTGAAACTTTTGCACTGTTGAAAAGATATGGCTCAACACCACAACTTTCAGATATTACTGTAAGCCATTCTTTTTTCATGCGTACATTCTCTAACAAAAAATATCTGGGTTTTATTTGTTTTAGTAATCTTATAAATTCAAAGAACAATGCACTTCTTGGGTCGTTAAAATTTAGTTGTTTCCCGGCAAATGAGAACCCTTGACATGGAGAGCCAGCCATAAGTAAATCAATATTTTTAAAATCACTTGATTTTAATTCTGTTACATCACCAACTTGTATTGTATTAGGAAAGTTTTTTTGTGTTATTTGTATGGCATATTTATCAACTTCACTTGCATAATATGTGTAATCTTTAAGACCTAATCTATTTAATGCAATTTGACCGCAACTCATACCATCAAACAAAGATAATATTCTCATAACTTTTTTCCTGATTTATAATCGTAAGTAATTTGATGACTTCCATTGCTAAAAGTTATTTCGTTCCAACTATGAGCTACCATCAAATATCCATCAGGTATCGTGTTTGGAAATCTTTTTCTAAAAAATTGTTCAGGTGTTATGGCTTTTTCTTTGACAATTTCATCTTCATCAAGCCATCGTTCTTGACTTAAAAATGTCGAAAAATGCGGAATAAACTCAATGCTCGTGGCTTTTTTTGCGAGGCGATTATAGGAGTTTACAAGGTCATCAACAGATACTTTTTCTTTTATTTTGATCCATTTCTGATACGCAACCTTTTTACTACCTCTTTTAGCAGTAAGACGACTCCATAAATCATTAAATTCATCTATATTTATTATTTTATTATTTAATTGTTTATGTTTATTGCCATGAGGTTTGCCATCTGATTTGCTGAGTGCGTCTTGATAATCGTCATAATTTAGGACTTTTACTATGTTTGGAAAGTCTGCTGATTTGCCATCTGGTTTGACAAATAGTATGCTGTTAAATTTTACCAACTTATCTAAGTAATGCCTAGTTTTTGGCTGTGTCCAACCCCAAGCCTCCGCCATGTATGATACTGAATGGCAAAATTCGCCTCTTTGTAATCTAACTGTTTGTGTGCCTATTGTAAAATCTCTTTCTGCAAAACTAGCCTCCAATAATATCCAAAGCCAAGCTCCAACCTCACAGTATGTTCTATCTCTTTTGTTAAGTGCTGGGTGATTGAGTATCGCCCTCGATATTTTGATATATCCTTCCATATGTCTTAGCCCTCTCATCAAGTAAGTGAATGATAGTTTTTGTATTCACTTTTTTGCAATCAGACATTGTTACTAAATTTTTTGCTATTGTAAAAGGATTAATTGACCACTTTTGATAAAAATAAATTTCGCCCAAGTAATGCTGTTGTCTGTGTAAATCAGTATGTAAACTTATGCAATAAAAGTCAGATGGTTTTATGCTAGTACCTCCATCGCTAAGTATTCGTATATGACAAGCCTCGCCCTTTTCACCAGTAATTATACAAGGTTGTTTTCTAATAAAGTTCAAATGCTTCGCTGATCTAATAATATTTTTCATAAATTACGAGGAGGACATTACGAAAGGGCATTTCATATTGGAGGAGTCCTCCTCAAAACCCTTTATAAACTCCCATATTTTAAGGTCAATAATTTTTCTTTACAAATATTATCAATTCGAATAATTGTTAATAGATGAAAGGGCAAACATGATCACAGTAGAATCAAGCAGTAACAAAGATATTATATTTGAATGTGCTGATACTGAATTTAACCGGATTATCGTTCATATGATAGTTGCTTTGATGAATGAGTTAGACAAAAGAAGAACATATATAATTGGAGGATTACACTAATGGTTTATAAAACAGTTGGGTTTCAACTGAAATTAGACAAAGCTGAAAAAGTTGAAAATATGTTTTATTACATAGCCAACAAAAAAAACGAAAAAATTAAAGAAGTTCAAAAAAACATAACGGAACAAGTTAAAGAACTTGGTGGTGTTGAACCTAATCTGCGTTCTTTGTTTAAACCTAATAATCAGATATTTTATGATATTATCGAGGAAGAATATTTAAGACTTGGAGGAAAATTATGAGGGCAATAATATTATTATTTTTACTTGTTGGTTGTGCATCTACACCGATTATAGATAGTCGAGGTGGATCAGGTAACATACCAAGAGATGCAGAAAGAGTGCATGATGATATGTACACTTGTAAAGCCATAGCAGAGGATCACACCAATCCAATCATTGAAACATCAAAAAAAGTTTACAACTTGACTAGAGCAAGACTTTTATGGATTCCACCAAAAGCTGAGAACAAATATAAAAATATTTATGAAAAATGTTTAGAGGCAAGAGGACATTCTGTACTATCATGGGAGTAGTAAACACTATATTATCTGTAATTAATTTATGTATTTTATTAGTTATTGTGTATTATATAGATCAGTATGTGAAAGCTGATTGGTGTTCATGGGAAGTCGAAAAGTTGTTATTTAAAGTTGAAACTATTGAGGAGTTATTAAATGAGTAGAGAAGTTTTTGAATGTAAAATATGTCATGCACAATGCAAGCATGATGAAGTTAGTAGTGAAGATATATGTTTTGAATGTACTGATGATGAATGGGAGGGATTTGATGCCGACTGGATATTTAGTAGTTAATGGTGTTGAGGTTACAAGGCGAGAATACTTGGCATGGGAAAAGGAACAATTAGATATGCCTATGGATCATTTTGATAAAAGAGCCTTAAAAAGATATTATGAAAAAATGAAAGAAAATGAAAAAAAATAACAGTTCATATTTTACAAAATATGGTAAGACTATATTATCAATTATAATAATTGGAGGATTATTAGGTGTCGGTTTTACAATCAATTGGTTATAGACATTCAGCTTCAAGTGCAAACAAAATAAAAGAAGAACCTCAAGTTTTTGTTGCTGATAAAATCATGGGAATCAAACAACCATTTAGCGAGGCTTTATTGAGAGGCAATGTAGCCGAAGCTATAGCAAGATATATTTTAGCTAAAGACCCAACTGAAGAACAAATATTAGAATATGCCAAAAAGAAATGGGAAAAACAAAAATGAGTGAATTTGAATTTGCAATAAATTCTGGTAAGTTAATTGCTAAAGAGTTTCGAGAGAGACAAATGAATAGACCTGATAAATACCAAGAAAGAGTATGGAATGATGGTAAAGATTTTGGTTTAAAATATCCTATAGTTGGTTTTTTAGATTTTACTTATGATAAAAATTACAACATGGTAGTTGATATAAAAACAACAAAAAGAGTTCCTTCCTCTTATGAAAGTGCATTTCAAATGAATAAAGGTCATTTTTTACAACAATCATTATATTGGAAACTTACTGGAGAAAAAAGAAGATTTGCTTTGTTATATGCCTCAGATAAGAAAGTTAATTTTATTGAAATAAAAAAAAATGATTTACAAGATGGGTGGGAAGAAATCCTATTTAATATGAGATTTATTGAGAGAGTTGATGATAGATGTAAAACCAAAAAAGATTGGGTTTTATCATTTCCTTATCCGTCAATAAATAGTTACTATTATAATGATAGAAACTTTAAAAAACAAATAACACAACTTTATAAGGAGTTAATATGACAGAATATCTCGATTGTGAAATCAAAGATCACGACTTGTCTAATGGTAGATATGCAAAAATTAATATAAAACCTTTGCAAAAACTACCTGAAACAATAATAAATGGAATTGAAGAACAATATCATAATTCTTTAAGTTTTTCATATTGGTATAAAGAATCAGATGAAATACCTGAAATATATAAAGTAGGTAATAAGATAAAATTACCATTTTATGTGTCAAAGGGTTATCTCAACAAAAGTCAATATAACGATGCTGAAATGATGACAAAAATAACTGAATCAACAAACCAAGAATTAACTGCTGATGAGTATAATTTTGCAGAAAGTTACATGAATAAATATGAAGCGATTGCAAAAATAAAAAAACCTGATTTTAGTTTAGAGAAATTAGATCAATGTAATTACAAAGATGTAGTTACAAGTTGTAAAATACAAATGGCAAAAAAATTTGGGTAACTTTTTTATGAGGGTGGGACACAACTCCCCCAAACAATCAACAAACCCCCACCCTCGCCAGATATGAATAGTATTGAAGAAATAAAGAAACTTAGATCTGAAACTGAGAAACTAAGTAAACAAGCAAGACTTGATAAAGCTGGAGTAGACTCTTTGATGAGACAAAGAGATCGGCTCAAAGCAAAAAAATATTTATATCATAGACTGTCTGCGACTCAAAAAGATGCTGAGATGAAAGCAAAAGCCGATGATGCTATTGCTCAATTAGATGAGAAAATAGACATAGCTGAACAAGATGCTGGGAAATCTTGGGCTACACTTGAGGCTCACAGAATACATATTGATTTATTGAGGTCTTACAATTCAACCAAACGAGAGGAGTTAAAAGCCGGGATATGATGAAAACTACACAAAAGTATGGCATTGATTATCCAATCTGGAATGGACATGGTGATCGCTTGATTGGTATAGCTACTTGGAGGATCAAAAAATATAATCTTAATTTATTTTGTAACTACCGCAGAAAAGACGGAACTCGACTTTGGGAGGGTTTATTGTATGTAAATGAGAAGTTTGCTTCGAAATATCCTTACAAAGAATACAATGGCAAAAATGGTAAGTTCTCAGTCTATCAAATACCACTAGCTGATATTCAAGAGTTCAATGCCAAAATAAAAGACAAAATATGGCAAAACAAAAACTCTAATGTAACCAGTTCTGTGTATTCTGGGGAGGAAATAGCCCAAATACTTAAAAATGAGCCAAAAATAAGGGAAATAGCTAATATGTTTGGTGGTGGAGAACTGCTCCCAAAATAGCCCAAAATGGCTCAAATTTGAGCAAAATGAGGGTACAAATAGAGAACAGATCCTTTGTTGAAGGTAGGAATAAATTTATTTTAAATTATTTTATCTTTTTCCTTTATTATTGTTAACAATATTGATAAGTTATTAATATTAATCAACTCAACGAAAGGGAAATAAAATGAGTAGAGAATATAGAACTGAAATGAATAAGACTGTTGCTCAAGAAATTCGACAAGAGATCAGAGAATTTGAAGAGCATATGTCACAACTTACAGGTACTAAGGCTAAATTTGGAAATGCAACCTATGACGATAACGAGGTTACTTTTAAATTAACTTTTAGATTAAATAATGCAAAGACCAAAGAAGCAGAAGCCTTAGAAAGATTTATCAAATATTATGTAGATTTTGATGAAAGGAAGCAAAAACTTGATCCTAAAAAAATCGGTACACATAATGGCAAATCTTATATGCTTATTGGATATAAACCGAGAGCAAGAAAAAAACCATTTATGGTAAAACTTACTACGGATCTTTTAAGTAATACTTACTATGCAATAACTGAAAATGAGGCATTCAGACTATTTGGAGTGCCTAAGTAATAATGGAAACTTTATTATATTATTTCTTACTGCCAGCCTTCTTCGGAGGGCTGGTAGTTTTCATCTTGTTACTTGCTTATCAATATCAGCAATGGGAGGATAAACAATGATTACTTTAGATGATATACAGATACCAGATTTCTTGAAAAAAAATAGGTCTACAAAAAAATATGATCCTAAGGCACATTTTATACCTACTAGTGTTGATTTAGAGTTAGGATATAGATGTCAATGTAGCGATTGTAAATCTGATAGAGAAAATAAAAAACATCAAAAAGTCTTATTGAATAGAAAGAGAACAGAAGAAATAGTTTTTGATATGTTATGTGATATTATTACACATAAGTCAGTTATGACTAAAGGTGGGCTGATTAAATATGTTCGTAAGCATTTCAAATACGATACTGTTTATTCTGATGTTGGTAGAGTAGCTAACAAATTAGTAAAATTACATACTAGTAGAACTGGTATTTGGAAAATTGCTACTACAGCAAGATTTATAAGAAAGTCTAATTAATACTTATAGCAAAATCTCTTGGGCGGATTGATCCGTCCAAGAGTTCGTTATCTTCAAGTTCTGTTAAAAATACTTCTCCTTCAATATCTAATCCTGAATAAATATTATTAACTGTTCCTTTAAGTGTCTGTTCAAAATCATGTGTGCATTTCAAGTCTGGATAGGTGTCTAGCAATTCGAAACAACCTACTGCATAGTTCATTGTCTTAACTGTATAAATAACTTTTACTATTGAAAATATATTAATTGGGTTGTGTAAAACAATCTTTAAATTATTTTGCAAGTCCTGATTTTTTTTCATAAGTTCTTAATGCTCCCATTCCTAATAAAGCCATAACTAAAGGCATAAGAGTTCCCATATCCATTTCTGGTAATGGTAAAGTCTCTATGTGGAATGTTGCTAAAAAGAACATTAAAAAAGGTTTTACTACATATTCAAACATAATAGCTAAGGCACAACTAAAACCGATAAGTGGTCTCCATATTCTTTGAATAAAACCACTAATACCACCAGCAGTACTTTGTGAGTCAGCTAAATTTATATCTAATTGTTTCTCTTTTAATTTTGTCTGTAATTTTTCAAGTGCTATTTTAGCTTCGTTTTTTTCTTCTTCACTTGTATATAAATCGTCTATTATATCTCCAACTGCTTTTACAGTTCCACCACCTAATAATTTTCCTAACATTATAATTTTCCTATCATATCTGAAAGTATTAAAGCTCTCGATTTGACTTGAACAGCCCACCTACTATCCAACATCTCTGCTTTAGCTTTTTTTACATCTTTATCTCTAAGAGCTTGTAGAAAGTTTTTAAATTTTAAAACTCTTGGCTTGCCTAAGTTAAAACACATCTCAATCAATACTGATTCTATTATTTGTTTTTGTTCTTCTGAATAACCATTCAGACCATTGAGTTCATTATCAATAATTGATTGTCCGTCATTTTTTGCAATTTCATAATCTTGATTGAATACACCCTCTAATTCTTCTGGGCTATAAATCTTACCCTCTTTGAAGTTATCTTTTTCAATAACGAGATGACCATAACCGATAGTCTGGAAACCCAGACTATCAGTATAAACAGTAGGACTAAAACCTTCGTGTTGTTTTATTCTAGTCTTTGTATCAATCACAAGTACAAAGCCACCAATGCGATTATAATTACCGCCCAAGCTGGCACTTTACAGTTTAACCAACTCCAAGCCATATTTGCATATTTCCAAAACATATCCATAAGTTTCTCCTTTATTTGATTTTTCTATAAGGGTCTGTCGAAAGTTTGACAGTTTTTTCAGGTTGTTTACAAGCAATAATATCTTCTATATTATTTTTTACATAATGAAGAACATTGCCAACAACACTCTCTTTAGTTAAATCTTCAATAATACTTTCAAATGTTTCACCTTTTTCTAAATTTTTAGTAATAGATATTGCATGAGCTTTCGCCTCTCGATCTACTAACTGATCATAAGGTTTTATATAAATGCGTAAATATTGAGGAAGTAATCCTGTGTTTGAAGGTGCAAAGCCTAAAATACAAAAGGCTCTCCAATCGTCAATAAGCAATCGGATATTTCTCGATATGAGTCTGTTTGTTTCCATTAAGTCTCTCGATTTCTAATTCGCAATAATGTATGATTTTTTGCAAATCTTCAACTCCATTTTTATCTTTATATCGGACTATGTATTTTATTATTACACCTTGTAAGTAGTTCAAATCGTTAGCTTGTATAAATTCGTAAGGTTGTATTTTGTGATCTTTATAGTGTTTACCGCCAATTTGTTTTTTATAAGCTGACATTATGGTACGACTTTATTCCATCTTCCACCTTTATTCAACACCATAGGTAAAAGTCTAGGCAAACCATTTATAATAATACCAGTACCAATTATGGGTCTATCTTTAAATAATTTATTATATTCGTATGCAAGACTGTCTTTATCAATCAGACACCCCACTTGAAGTCCCCAATGTAAAGCACTTGGATTACCCCAATATTGAATATTAAATTTTGTATGATAATGACCTTGAACAACATTCATTCCATATTGTTGACCAAGTTTGAGAATATTTGCAGTCTTACCATGACAGAAATAAATATCTTGTCCGTTGCTTGCTCTAACAATAATATCTTCATGCCACCTCCAACCTTTACCAACTTCTAAAAATTCATTGTATTCCCGGATAAATGCTTTAGGTAATCCATGAGTAAGGGCTTTTCTAAAAACTAAACTTCCATGATTACTATGAACTAAATCCATTTTTGGAAATAAATCTTCTAGTTCATGAATAACATTAACTGCTTTTCTTAGTTCATCACCAGCACTTGCAAGATCAGGATTGGGTGAATGGTAACTGATAGCATGACCATCAATTTCATCTCCTATATTTATGATTTTAGTTGGTTTGTATTTCTTTTTTATTGCTCTTAAAAAATCCATCATGTCGCAATGATGATGAGGGATATGTTGGTCAGAAATGACCAAGATACATTTTTCCATAAGTACTCCTTAAAGAGTTATAATGTCTATAAATGATTTTACTGTTTCAGCAAAAACTATCGTAAACATAAACGATAATGCTAAAACTACTTTTGTAAGAATATTAATTTTATGTTCGATGGTATGTAGATGATTGTCCTTAATGGTTTTGATGTCTGCTTCCATCAATGCAACTTTCTTATCTAACCTTTGTATCGCTTCACTATTTTTTTGACTTTGTGATGCCATCTTTTAACTCTTCTATTTCTTTTTCAAGTTTCAAAATATATTGACCTTGTTCATTTAACTTTTGCATTGCAATTGCTAAAGCCTCTTCAGCAGACGGTTTTGGATTATTCATTTGCATTTAGTTGTTCCGCTATCATTGTTTTATATTCTTCAATGTGTTCATCAGTCCAAAATACTTCAGCCATTTTTTTTGCTTCATCACAAGCCTCTGACATATCATCGGCTGGTGTATATGCCCTTCTCCAATACTTTCTTGATATTTCAATACCATCTTCTTCAATGACTGTATCAATGCGAACTTGTATGTGTTTCCACTTACCAACTAATTCACATTTTCCAGTTTCTTCTCTTTTTGTTAGTGCCATAATTTTCTCCTTAATTTAATCACACGGATAACTTACAAAAGCTTGGCCAAAAGGTGTTATATTACCCTCAAAGCCTTCGGCTTGTAGTTGTTGAGTTGATCCTCCTGAAACAGTTGCTATAAATCTCATTTTAGATTCGTTGTCATATATTTGAGCAGAAATTATATATCCACTTGGCATTGTTGTTCGACCAAAACTACAAGCACCAATAACTGAATTACCTCCTGCATTGCAAACAAAGGGTAATCCAGTAAGAACAAAATTTCCACTTGAAGCAGTGCCAGTTGGGCTTGTTATAAAATGATTTATTTGTATAGAAACCCAATCACCAATTTTTGTATAAAAAGAAGCACCACCTCTACTTGATGTAGTAAAGTCTGTTCCCTCAGTTGTTGGTGTAACAGTAAATGTTCCTTGTTCATAATCGTTTAAAACACTTCCTGATGCTGTCTCTCCAGTTCCAGTATCAGACTGAGCAGAAAAATCTACACCTTTACCAGTAGCTGGAACAACATTCCCATCTTTTAATGTGAGTCCATCAATCGCAACTCCATTAGTACTTGTACTTTCTGATATTGTGTCAACGACAACTGCATTATCTTTTAGTTTTACTCCGTCAATACTCACTCCGTTTGCTGAAGTGACCTCTGTTATTGTATCTACTCTTAATTCACTCATTCTGCATTCTCCAATTCTGTAATTCTAGCTTCTAATTCTTGAATGGTTTTTACTGCGTGTGCAAGTATGGCTGTTGTGTTAAGGGCTTTTCCTTTGTCTCCCATTTCTTTAACATCGCCAATTATCTGTCCATCAGGAATTGTATCTCCATCTTCATAAAAAGTGGTGGCTACATAATCATTGCCAACAACCGCATCAGGAATAACTGTTTCAACTTCTTGTGCAATAAAACCAGCTATGTTTGAACCAGCAGAACTTTGTTTCCAATCAAATTTTCTTGGTTTCAATGCTTTAATAATATCTGTTGATGTTTCTAAATCTTGTATGTTCTTTTTCAAATTTTCATCTGACGTATTATTTAAGTTTCCACTTACTACTCCATTGTTTTGAATTATTAAGGCTTGGCTTGGTCCACCATTATCAGATACATTAAATAAAATTTCTCCCTTTCTTGATGCTTGGTCGCCAGATGGTTGTTGCATAACAATCGATGCACAAGAGTGATGATCTGAACTACCATCGGTTGTAAAAAATATTTCTGTTTTCCCTCTTACCCCATTTCCTACATTAGAAAATAAATCTACTGTTGCATCACTAGCACTTTCAAGACCTAAAACTCCAAAAGTTGCAAGTTGACCACCAATAATTACTCTATCATTACCACCATCAACAAATAATATATTTTCATTACCATTAGACTCTATCCTGAAATCTACATCTGCACTTGCCTCATTAAATACTGTAGCACCAGTTGTAGCAGTAATGCCTCCATCTTTGATAGTCAAACCATCTATACTTACTCCATTACTAGATGTTTTTTCTTCTATCGTATCTACTTTAATTTTTGATGTCATAAATTATTCCTTTGGATATTTGTCTTTTACTGCTTTGATTGTTTCTTTCCACCCATCAATGCCATTGTGGTAAAGATCATCTAATTGATCTACAACATTTGGATATTCTTTTTGTCTGTTTTTATAAACAGTTTCTAATGGTTGTATTTCATTTATTTTTGTTTTTATATCTGCTTTTGAAATAGCGTCACCTTTATGCCAATCAATAGTAAATGTTTCGTTATCAATGTTAACGTCATCATTTGTATCTCTTAAAGCAAATTCTGCATCAGGATTAATAGCTTGAATTGCTTTAGTTATTATTTCAAATTTATTAACTGTCATTAAAAATCTCCATTGCTATCATTTGTTGTGTTTGCGCACCACCACCACCACCAGAGTTTCCAAAATACCATTGGTGTGAACTTCCAGCTTGATATACTCTTCCTTGCAATTTATATATGCAAGCAGAAGTTGTATCAGGGTCATCAAGAAAAGAGAAATTCA